CGGACCTGCTCATCACCAAATTGCTCGGTGGTGAGTCTTGAGCACGCACTATACACCACACCTGAACATGAGGTCTTGAATGACCATCATGGAGGCGTGGTTTAGCGCAATGCTCTTGGTCATCTCTATTGGATTTCTCCTTTATATTTGGAGAACCTGGTAGAGATATGTGATCGGGTTTTCCGGCCGTCCGCATGAAGCGGACGGTCGGCGGCCCGACCATACGTCATGGCTAAGGAAAGACCACCTCTATTTAAGGAGGGGCTTTGAAAAGCCTGACGATGCTCTGGATGAAACTGGCACACGAGTGTGCCAGTAGATGTTGCACTAGCGCCACCTTCGACTGCAAAACAGTCGAACGTCGGTCTAAATACGAGGGGTTGTCGTTTCTCACGATAACCCTACCTACGTTCGGAAAGGACCTCGAAAAAGGTCTAGACCAAATGAAGGTCGATCGCAGTCTCTTCCAGGGTTTTACCTGGAGAGCAGGTCTCCCCCTATTTCTAGGGGGTTTCCTCGATCGTGTATTTGACCGTTCTAGTGGTGTCTTGCTCGATGAGCCAGACATAGATGCAATTCGAAGCATTCGTCAGCTTACGCTGATGTTTGCCAAGATCCAACTCAAGTGCAGTGATGCACGTGAGAGGGCTGCTATGTCCAGCTACATTGAGTGTGAGAAGGAGGTGAAAGCACATGACGCAAAATTGTCGTCAGCCGACATGGCTGATTTCAATCGCGTTGGTGCTATCCTGTTTAGGGATCTTCTTACCGAAGTTGACCGAAAGGTTTACTACGGTGAGATTACGCCTAAACACGGCCCAGGTGCGACAGCTGATAAACTCCGCGGAAACGCGAAGTATCGGCAGTCTACCTGGACCGATCGTCTGGAAGAGATCTTCCCTTCAGGGGAATTTCTGCTTCCAAGCTGGAGTTATTACAGCCAGCTCGACGATGTTACCCTCCTCGAACCCGGATCTGAGAAGCCCGTACGGGTCATCTCAGTTCCTAAGACACAAAAG